CAGATGTTCAATAACACGAATACAAAAACGTGCTGAAATTCAATGAATCCATTTCTGTGTCATCAATTAATAGTGATAAACATCCGGCTTCTTCCACCATCGCACCGGACAGGCGACTATGAGGGGACAACGCCGCGCTCCGTTAACGCGGTAAACCCCGGTGTGTATCGTTTTTGATTATCCCCGCACACTCGCGCAGAGGAGTCTCCCTGTCGGGCTGCGGTCTCTGTTAATGAGGGAATACAGCGACGATACGGCGCATCAACAAAACTTATTTCAGGCACTGAGTGCGGATATAGTCCTGTGCCCCTTCCAGTTGCTTGTGCATCGTCATCAGCCGCTCTCTGAGGGTGAAATAATCCCGTGTAACGGTGTCTGCCAGTTGGGGGCCGGTTGCATTATCCACGCCGGAGGTGGTGGGGGCTTCACGCACGGAGCCTGGACAGGTGGCGTTGATCCGCAGGCGCTTACGACCAGCGGCAACATCAGCGCGCAGAGTTTCATTTTCAGCTCTCGCATCGGCTAACTCCTTCGTGTATTTTGCATCGAGCGCAGCAACATCACGCTGACGCATCTGCATGTCAGTAATTGCCGCGTTCGCCAGCTTCAGTTCTCTGACATTTTTGTCGCGCTGGGCTTTGTAGGTAATGGCGTTATCACGGTAATGATTCAGCCCCAGACTAAGCACACCACAGGCTACCAGCAGGACAATAATCACCACACACAGAACACGGTTCATATCACCACCAACGGATTGTCCAGACCAGAACAGCAATGGCCACAATACGAATGGCAAATGCCATTGCCCGAATAAGTTCAGCACTCATCTTTTTAAAGTTCACGATTTCAGCGCAATGACCAGTTTTGCCAGCCCATACAGCATCGGAGACACAGCAATACCAACAGCCACCCACTTAATAGCAAAAGCCAGCGCTCTGCTGATGTCATCAGTCACTGTCACCCCAGCAGCCCCGACGAAGACAACATCACCCAGGCGAKGGACAGAAAAAGAGCAACCAGCATTAGTGAAAATGAAATACCGACAATCACACACAGGACCTTTGCCGGCGTTATGAGTTTGTCTGACATAGCTACCCCTTAATTGCCACAATTAACTGGGATACTACCCATAAAAAAGGGATGCTCCAGACCAGCAAAAATTTCCAGTTTGGTAATTGACTAATCATGAGTCGCAACTCCCTAATCAGTTTGCTAAAATCAATCAAGGCAGCCTCCCATAGCTTACTGCCATAAAAACAAAACCCCGCTTGCTGCCAACAAACGGGGTTTTTACTTTTATTCACTTACGTTTCGCCAGTTCGCAGGATTTCGTGTTATCCGCCCGCGTGGCCATACCTTATTTTTCAGCAAAATATTCTGCTTATCTGTCGATTCCCCAGCACGCCAGCGCGCTCTCCTGGTCACGACGGGATACCTGACCATAACAGTTATTTGAGCGGATACGGCAGTCTCTGCCACCGTCCTTAATCCACCAGCGAATCGCTTCACACGCTCCCCTGCGATCGCCTGCATTAATTCGTTTATAAAACGTCGACGGGAAACACTTACCGGGGCCAATGTTATAGGGACAGAATGACGCTATACCCGCTTTCTGTGGTTCGGTCAGTGGAACTTTAATATTGCGCTCCACCCATGCCAGCGCCTTATCCCGTTCAATGGCATTAACCTGGTCGCATTTTTCCTTCGACAGTTTCATGCCCGGAATAACAGGYTTACCATCCACCTGGGTGGCACCACGGCAGATGGTCCAGATACCCACACCATCACGGTATGCCGTGGTGTGGTTGCCTTCCTTTTCATCCAGAAACTGGTCGAGGATTTCAGGCGCAGGCGCACCGATGGCAATCAACGCCAGAACGGCAGCCGACAGGCCATATTTGATTTTGGTGTTCATGGATATTTATCAGGATTTATCGGTTCCGAATCCCTGGATATGTTAAATCTTCAGCCCGCCAGCGGTAGGACACTGGCGTTTTTCCTGATGGCTGAAATATATCTGACAATTTCAGTAGAGGATTAACCATGCATAACGATCAACATAATTATGATTTATGCCTGCAAGCCATAAATGAGCGGGTAAAATCAGAGTGCCTCTTACTCCTCCCACAAGAACACGATGCAGTAAAATCCATTCAGGCTGAGCCGTATGGACATCTCACACCTGTGACTCTCGGCATTATCGCCAGAGCATTAACACAGCCCATGCTTATGCGTATTAAGACCAATATAAATAACTGGTTGAATGAAGAATTAAGCTACCTTGATTGTGAGTGGGACAATCATTACGCAAAAACACAAAAAGAACGCATCTTCAGTCGATTATCCAGCAACAGATAACGAGCCACCTTATATACGCCCTTTCAGATAAGTCATCCCCGGCTGCATCCAGTCAACAGGTGCTTTCTTAAAGGCGTATTATCAAAATCACGCAGAAGAGCCTCCAGCACAACTGCATCATTGTCMGCACCACTGGCCAGCGCTTCAATCTCAGCAGCTATCTGCAGATATCCCATGCAACGGCCAACGCGCTTCATCAGCCCCTGCTTTTTATTGTTCTTCAGGTAATCAATGGCAAATTCAATGAGCGCCTCACTATGCTGGTGCGATGGCGGTGTTAATTTCCCATTTTCTGAGATGGTTATTTTCCCGCCATCTCCGTATACAACAAAGGATGGCCGGTTACACTCCCATTCCTGATCTTTATCAGGTGCAGACGCAATAAAATAACGTTTATTTCCTTCCTCTCCGGCACTTTTAACCGTAATGGAGTACTCAGACTGCAGACAAGACGCCTCTTTTTCTGACCGCAGTGTTGACGGCGGCATCTTCAGAGAACCAGTAATTCTTCCCGGTAGCTTTCCTTTGTAGGTTATCAACACATCCTGCGCCTCTAAAATTATGGGGCGCTTTTCCGGCAACGGTTCGTTCCCTTCACATAACCCGGCAGCAACATCCATGAAAAACTGCTTCGCCTGCTTTTTCGCCTCAGCTTCGTAAAACTCCAGCGTGGCACCTTCAGTACGGTCAAGACTAATCGCCACATCTGGCAACAACAGTGACGGATACCCACCAATTTCCAGTGCCACAGTAACAGTAATCTTATCCGGATAATTATTTATCCCTTTAACACCCAGTTCGTATTTTTTCTTCATCGCTTTACTCCCCCCGCGCCGCCTTACGACGGTCCTCTCTGATTTTGAAATACAGGTTAGTCAGATATGTCAGCAGCCCAAACAGCAGACTCCCCAGCACGCCTATTGCCGCCCACTGAGACGGGGAAACCCTGTCCAGCAACTGCAGGAACCAGTAGCCCGTTCCCACCGCTGACGTGGTGTATGACACACCTGTTGTGATTTTTTCCATCTGGTACATACCCCGTCTCCCGTTATCCGGAAGCTGACAACAATAAAAAAGCCACCAGTTAAGTACTGATGGCTCTGATAACTCATGCAGGCATCTCAGACGACCCACTGACACTACCGGTGAGTTTAACGATACCTTCCATTTGACTGGCTCACTTTTTATGATGATGCCGGTGCATTTATCTCCAGCACCAGACTTTCTATCTCAACGCCATACGTTGCATTTTTGGTAATATCCGTCAGCGTCAGTGCATTTAGTCCCACTGTCAGACTGTCTTTTATGACCTGGAATGCCGGGCCAGCCACTCCATTCAGTTTCGGAGTAACCGTGGCACTGCCGGCGGTGAACACCAGCTCCAGCGTCTGCCAGTCGTTACTGTAATTCCCGAACTCGCCCAACTTTGTGTTTCCTGCTTTCTTGTGATGCATCAGATTCAGTTTGCCGTCTGTGGTCTGGGTGAAGAACGACATCAGGAACGGGTTACCAGTCCCGGTCATCGCCACGACGTCAGGTAACGCTACATCGGTATACAGATAAATTCCCAGACCGAACTGGTTGTTGGTCAGTGCGCCTGACAGTCGAAACTTACAGCTCAGTCTGCCACCCCGTGTCAGCAGGGAGACTGCGTCATCCACCGGGCGCGTCAGGGACCAGGCTTTATTGCTCTGCTTGGTGATCTTAAATACACCATCTGACAACTGAATTCCGCCATTCTTAATGCTCCAGCCCTGCGCAGCAGCATCTCCGGCTGTCGGCAACAGGGAGATTGTGCGTACGGATGCATCTTCAGACGGCCCCGATGGCGTGTCGACGCCGGGCGAGGGTTTGATTTCCGGTGCCTTACCACTGATGAAGGCTGAGGTGCGCCCGGCTACGTTCAGAATAGCAGTTGCCATACGATCGGGAATAATGCCACGACGCGCCCATGAGCTGAAATGCGTCGGGCGATTTGATGATACCCAGTTTTTGTTCGTTCGGGATGCCGAACCGTAATAACCAGACCCGGCAATATCAGGATCTTCTGACGGGTTGTTTGTCGGTGTATTAACTCCGCTACCATCGGTCATAAAGGGAACAAAATAAATCTGCTGGGATTCTTTACCTTTATATGCACCATATACCACTTCATATTGCGTACGTGTTCTTGTTTCACGCGTATG